GAAAGACCAGCAGGAAAGCCGCAACATCAAGTCCTATGAGGCGGAAAGCGGTCGATTGACGGCTGAGACCAATGCGATTGTCAATTTGCAGCAGTCCCATCGCGAATTGCATGAGCTGTTGCTGACCATTGCCGAGACCTTGCATGGCATGCGGCAGGACAATGGCGATCCGGCCGGCGCAAGCACCACGACGGCCGGCGAGTTGGGCAAGGTCGATGGGTCCAGTCCGTTGGTTGAAGGCAATGACATTCCGCCATTTGAAGGGGCACAGAAGGCGCCGGATGGCTTCTGGTATCATCCCGATAGCGCCAATCCTGGAAAATATTTGCAGGTAGGCGGCGGTGGCTAGTCTACAGGACTTGACCGATCCGACGACGATGGGGGTTGATCCATCTGATGAAAATCCGCTTACAAAGCTGGTCGGCGGGGCGTTGAATAGCTTGGCTACGCTACCACAGCGGGCGATTCAGAACTCGCAATACTCATTGGATACCGGGAATTACGATCCGAGTGTTCCGGTTGAGACGGCGCTGACGATGATGGGCGGTTCGGGAGCGATGCCTGCCGAGGCCAATTCGCTGCGGATGGGCATCAAGGCATATCATGGCTCGCCGCATGACTTTGATGCGTTCGACCTATCGAAGATCGGAACCGGCGAGGGCGCGCAGGCTTACGGGCACGGACTTTATTTTGCGGATAACGAGGGTGTTGCGAAGTCGTATCGGGATGCGCTCGCGCCTCCGAGTGTAATTGATAATGGCGGCGTCAAGATAAATGCGCAGTCGAGCGGTCCCGAAAGACAGGCATATTTCACTTTACGGTCGGCAAACGGCGACTTTGATAAAGCGATTGTTGGCGCGAAATCCGCGATGAATGCCGATGATGTGCAAAACGTGCTGAAAGGGTGGCGGGATAACGCGGCAACGATTGACCATCCCGGCCACATGTATGAAGTCAACATCAACGCCGACCCGGAGCACTTCCTCGATTGGGATAAGCCGCTCAGTGAGCAGCCGGCGAATGTTCAGCAAGCGTTCAAATCGGTTGGAGTTGATCCAACCGCGCCAAATCTTCGGGATCAAGTGGACGCGGCAAGGGGATTGAGACTCCATCCGCCGCAAGGCGGGAGTGCGGTTTATCCGCATGAACTGCCTGATATGAAATCACCGCAGGCAACAGCAGCCTTGTCTAAAGCCGGCATCCCCGGCATCAAATACCTCGACCAAGGCTCCCGTGCAGCGGGAGACGGTTCAAGGAACTACGTCGTGTTCAACGACAAGCTAGTTGACATCATCAAGAAATACGGAATGGCCGGGATTTCCATGCTGCCGCCTGCAATGGCGGCAGAAGTATCGAAGTACGTCAAGCCGGTCGATCACGATCCATTTGAGGGAACCTAGAGGCAGACATGGCAAAGAACTGGATTGCAAAAGCAACAGCCAAACATAAAGGCGCTCTGCACAAGGAACTAGGCGTCAAGAAGGGCGAGAAAATCCCCGAGAAGAAGCTGGAGAAAGCCGAGCATTCCAAGAACAAGAAGGAAGCCAAGCGGGCACGGCTTGCGGTGGAACTAAAGGGCTTCAGGAAGAAATAATGCTCGACGCTGAGACTACCAAGAAGCTGCTACGTCAGGCCGACAATATGGAGTCGGCTGGTCCAACCAACCAGACCCTTCGCTCCGTAGCCAAGGAACTTGCGGGCATTTTCTATGACGGCAACCGCAGCCCTGGGTTTCGCCGTGCGTTTCCGACCTTGAAGCACTACCTGCGAGGCCAATGGGTGCAACCGGACGGGAGCATTAAGGCTTACCGTCCGGGGCATCTGCATCATATCGCATTGGCTCGCCAGCGTTTGGTGCAAATGCTGGGGCAGGATTCCGTGCATGAAAATCTGAAGTGGCCGATCTATGAGGCGATCCTAGACGACCGAGCGCGGTCAGCACGTCCCGGCGCGAAGAAGCTGCATCAGGCAGGATTTGAAGGCGAATATCAATAACCGTCCCAGCGGAACTGGTGCCCTAAAGGAGACCACATGGCCGACGAACCGGAACTCCAGACGGAGACAACCGGGGAAGCAACTCAACCCGAAGTTAAGACTGAAGCTACCGAACAGGCTACCGAGGCGCAGACCCAAACTACCGAAACACCAGAACCCAAGGTTGAAGAACCACAAGAAGACTGGCGCGACAAGGAAATTAAGCGCAAGCACGCCAAGCTCAAGGAACATGAGCGCGAGACCGAGCGGCTACGCAAAGAGAACGAGGACTTAAGGGCGCTTGCCCAAGCCCGTGCGGACGGCAAGGAGACGCCTCCCGAACGGCAGGCACCAGACAAGTCACAAGATGAAATCCAGCGTGCAGCCCGCGCGCTACGCGATCAGGAACGCTATCAGGAGCAATTGCAGTCCACCAATTCCACGGGTGAAGCCACCTACAAGGACCAATGGGGCAAGGCTTTAGACAAGCTCGCCACCTTCGGCACCATCGATCCGGCCGACATGACCGCCATTCTCAATACGGACAATCCGGCGAAAGTCCTATTCGAATTCGGCAGCAACCCGGCTGAATATCAGCGTTTGATGGACCTGCCGCCGGCCAAGCGCCTGACAGAGATTGTGAAGATTTCAATGAAGGAAACCCCAAAGCCGGCGCCGAACATCTCCAAGGCGCCCCCGCCCACGGAATCGGTTGGCAATCGCGTCAGTCCAGAAGTGGATTTGCGCAGTGAAAAAACTTCTGACTCGGATTGGTACGCCGTCCGGCAGAAGCAGAAGGCAGAACGATTTAAGGAGCAGCGTGCGTTAGGTCGCCGCTAGGGTCCGGGCCCTCTCCCGTGTCTTGATAATTTAGTCCTGCTTACGGCTTCCGGGCGCCGTTAAACACCCGTGCCTAATTCGTCCTGGCGATCTCCAGTGCTGCGCAGAACCCCACAACCGACATCGCGCATCGGCCCGCACCGCCTGTTGGGAAAGGACAGGCTATCCCCTTAGCACTAGGAGGCCACATTGGCCGGTAATAGCCTTTTAACGATCTCGATGATCACCCGCGAGGCCATCGAGCTTTTTGTCAACACGAACGCATTCATCAAAAATCTTGATCGCCAGTACGATTCCGAATTCGGAAAGAACGGCGAGAAGATCGGTTCGCAGCTCCGCATTCGGCTGCCCAATGATTACACGGTTCGTCACGGTCCCGCTGTTTCCATCCAGGACACTGCGGAACAGCAGATCGTCCTTACGATGTCCACTCAGGACGGCGTGGATGTCAGCTTCTCGACGGCTGATCTCTATCTTTCGCTGGATGATTTCTCGGAGCGCATTCTGCTTCCGATGATGAACAACCTGGCGGGCGATGTCGCGACCAACATCATGTCCAACAACGCGCTTGCGCTTTGTAACATGAATGCGAACCTCGACGCCAACGGCGCTCTGCTTACGCCAAACGATGGGACGTTCCTCAATGCACAGGCCACCCTTGCATTGAACTCGACCCCTCCGGGCGTGATGCAGAAGATCATCAACGATCCTCGCACCGAGGCGCGCGTGGTGACCTCGCTGGCTGGTCTGCTCAATCCGGCAACCGCCATCAGTGACCAGTACTATGACGGTGTGATGTACCGTGCGTTGGGTGCCATGTGGTACCATGATCAGACGGTACTCAAGCCGACCACGGGCACCAACACGTCCATGGCGGTCTCTGGTGCGAACCAGACCGGCACGGCGATTACGATCTCGGCGTCTTCGGGCACCTCGAATGTCGGCGATATCGTTACGATTGCCGGCGTCAATGCCGTCAACTTCGTGACCAAGCAGACCACGGGCGAACTGCGTCAGTTCGTTGTGACTGTCGCGGTTGCGGTGAACGGCACGACCCTGAACATCTTCCCGGCGATCATTCCGCCGGTTGGTGGCAATCAGGTGCAGTATCAGACCGTGGATTCGTCTCCGATCGATACTGCGGTGGTCACTCCGTATCTGGCCGCGTCGGTTACGTATCGGAACAACTTCCGCTACTCGCCGAAGGCCATCACCATGGCAACCGGCGATCTCCCGCTGCCGGCCAACAAGGTGACTGCACGCCATCGCTATGATGACGTTTCGATGCGCGCGATTACCGATTACATGATCGGCACCGATCAGGAAATCACACGTCTGGACGTTTTGTACGGCTCACTGACGATTCGTCCTCAGTGGGGCGTTCGTGTGCCCGATATCATCTGAGTAAGCGAGGGAGGGCTAATTGCCCTCCCTTTTTCTTTAACAAGGACAGGTAAATGAAACTAATCCACGACATTCGACAGCAGATTCCGCAGTTCGCGGCCAATTTCTTCCCGCCCTATGTCTATCAGCCTTACCCGAGGATGATGGTCAACAAGGAGACCGGCAAGCCGTATCTGGATTCTGCCAAGAAACCGATTGCGGTTCAATCCGAAGAGGAAGAGGCGGCATTCTGGGCGTCGAAGAAAACAGCGGCGCCGGTTGCTGAAACAGCCAAGGTAGTTGAAATCCCGATTGCCTCAGTTGCGCCTCCGGTTATTCGCCAGCAGTTCGAGGCCCTCACGCCTAAGCAGGCTGAGAAGGCCGCTGCGGCCAATGAGACGACGCGCGTGAAGCGCAAGTACACCCGTAAGCTGCCGGCTGACCTTAAATAACATGCCGACAGGTCAGGATATCGTAACAGCCGCGCTGAAGAAAGCCGGCATCTTGGGCGTTGGCAGGAATGCCAGCTCCCAGGATAACACCGATGCCCTGTCTGACCTGAACGACATGATCGCTGAGTGGAATACGCAGCGCTGGATGGTTTGGGACCTATTGGTTGACGGGTTTGTCTCTGACGGACGGACAACTCCTTATACGATCGGGCCGGGCGGGAATTATAACGTCTCTCGTAGGCCGGATCGATTGGAGAGCGGGTTTCTGCGTCAGATCGTGCAGTCAGGTCTAAACGTTGACACGCCTATCTCGATCATTCCAGCCGGTGAAGAGTATGATCTGCTGAGTTTGAAGGGCCTGACTTCATTCACGCTCTATGCGTATCTCGATTCGGTTTGGCCGGTTGGCAACATCTTCCTCTATCCGTGGCCGAACGCATCTCAGTACGAGATGTTTTTTCGGCTGAAGGATGTCATTCCGATTGTAACTGCGAATACCGATCTGTCTGTCATTCCGGATCAATACATTTCCGCGTTGAAATTCAATTTGGCTCGTCGTCTCCGACAAGCCTACGGCAAGGGCCTTCAGGCCGATACCGAACTGAACAATCTGGCGCGTAACTCGCTGGATGTCGTCAAGTGCAGCAATCTCCAAATCCCCGAGCTACGGATGCCGAAGGTTCTGACGATGGCGAGTAGTAGTTACAACATCCTCTCGGACCAGTGGTCCGGCGCAAACTAACACTTAAAGGAGACTTAGAATGGCTACCGTCGGACGCCCACCCGTTGCCAATACCACCTTCGGCCTTCAAGACGGCCGCTGGCTGCTGGGTGTAGCAAATGGTCTCAACCGTTCCTCTCAGAACGGCATTATCGCGCATTCTGGCGGCAGCAAAGCCGCTGCGTTTCAGTTGCCGGCTAACGTGGCGCAGTTTCAAGTTGACACGGTTGCTGCGGACAATGACAGCGTTTTGATGCCTGCTGCAAAGGCCGGCCAGAGTGTCGCTGTTTTCAACAATGGCGGCCATATCCTTGCTATCTATGGTCGCGGCACCGACACCATCAATGCTCAGACCACGGCGACCGCGCTTTCACTGGCGGCTCCCGCCACGTCAGCGGGTGTAGGCAGTAACGCCTTTTTCTTCTGCTCCACTGACGGTAAGTGGTCGGCGATCAAGGGCTGATCTGAGTAAGCGCCGTGGGAAAACTGCTATTAACCAGCGGCGCTTACCAATCTCGCAGCGTTACGGCCAATGCGCAGCGCTGTCTAAACTTATATCCAGAAGCGAATCCCACCGAGACTAACCCACCCGTTCCAGTTACGCATTACACTCGACCGGGGAAGAAACTCTTCGCCCTTCCACCAACATTAGGAGCGGGACGGGGCCTTTACCGCGCAACCAATGGCGATCTGTATACCGCTATTGATTCGACGCTGTACTTTGTTAATTCTGCCGGCGTCTATTCTGCGATTGGCGATCTCACTGAGAAAACCAATCCCATCGTGTCCATGGCGGACAATGGCGAGGATGTCGGAAACGAAATGGTTGTGGTGGACGGCACCACCAACGGCTGGACGGTCACGCTGTCCAGCCGGGCGTTTGCCGCGATATCTGACGGGACCGGAACATTCGTCGGCTCTACCACGGTCAACTATCTGTCCGGTTTCTTCCTGTTCAATGCTCCGGGCACGCCGTTCTGGTATACATCGCTGCTGAACTCGGTCACGTTCAACGCGCTGGACCTTGCAAGTAAGAATGCCTACGCGGACAACATCGCGATTGTCGGGGTTAGACAGCGCGAGGCATGGCTGATTGGGCAGCTCTCGACCGAGCCATGGTATCTTTCCGGGGCAAGTCCGTTCGCGTTCGAAGCGGTATCGACCACGTTTGTTGCCTATGGCTGTGTTGCGCCTTATTCGCAGGTTACGCTCGACTCCGAACTGTTCTGGATATCTCAGGACCTGAAGGGGCAGGCGATTGTTGTCCAGTCTAGTGGGTATAAGGCCGAACGCATTTCGACCCACGCCATTGAGCAGATTCTACAGGGCTACATTGCGACGGCTGGAACAATTGCTGATGCGATCGGGTCCACCTATCAGGTGGGTGGCCATACCTTCTACACGCTGTCTTTTCCGACGGCGGACGCGACATGGCAGTATGATATTGCCACCAAGCAATGGTCGCAGCTATGTTGGCTGGACAATGACGGTAACGAGCATCGGGACCGCTGCGTTCTCTATGTGAACGCCTATAACCAGGTTCTAGGTTTGGATTGGCAGACCGGCATTCTCTATACGATTGACGTTAATACATTTACGGACAACGGCCTGCCGATCAAGTGCCTGCGTAGCTTCCCGCACGTCGTGGACGAAATGAAGCGCATCACGCATTGGGCGCTGGTGGCGGACATGGAATGCGGGACAACGGTTGATACGGTCAACACGCCGCTGTTGAACCTTAGATATTCCGATGATCGCGGCGTCAGTTTCAGCGATTACATCACCACTTCAATGGGCAACATAGGCGAATATCTGACCTCTCCGCAGTTCACCCGGTTGGGCATGGCCAGAGACCGGGTTTATGAACTGTCGTGGTCGGAGCCGATCAAGACCGCGCTGAACGCAGCTTACATTCTGACCGAGCAGGCGCAATCGTGAAGGCTTATGCGTGGGAGGAAAACGGCAAGTTTTTCCTGTCCAAGATACCGTATCGCAATAAGCCGCAGCCCTGCAATTGGTATGACAGCCGGGATGAGTTAGCCACGGAAGCCAGAGCAAGGAAGTTGATCGTTGAGTGGCATAGTAACTCAAACTGAGATCAACATGCCAACGGCGGATATGCCGTTGAGCTTTTCTCCGGATCAGAAGCCTTCTCAAATCTGGTGGCGATTCTGGTTTGCTCTCTTGAACCGCACGATGCAAACGGTTCAAGCGACGGTCAATGACAGCGTTACAGCGGCGGGCACGACACAGGCGACGGCAACCGCGCTGGAGTCCGAATGGAACGTCATTACAGGTGGTCTGATTAATACTGGCGTTGTTCTGGACGGCTTTAACGTCGGCGTTTCAACGACGGTCTTCAATGCCAGTGGAACAACAAAAAAGATATATCCGCCTTCTGGCATGGCGATAGATGCTCTTGGCACCAACAATCCATATTCGCTCGCAAACCTGAAGCAGCAGACTTTCGGCCAAGTATCAGACACGCAGTTCTATTCGACACAATTGGGGTGAAATGGATAACTTCTTTAGACTGGCAAAGGGCGTCAACGTTGCGCCGCTTCTTGTTTCGATCAACCGTCAACCGGAATTGTGGGATCAGAATACACTCAGGACGAAACATCCCAAGACGGCACATGGGGATGTAAGTGATATCTGGCTGATGTTCAATGAGCTGGAGGGCGATGTCGTCAATGACATCATCGTCAAGCCCTATCCCGCATTTGAGAAGCTACCACAAGCAAGGCCGATCCTGTTCGATCTGATGCGGCTGGTTGAAGGCGTTACACTAGGTCGGGTGATCATTACCAAACTGGCGCCGGGCAAGAAGATCACGCCGCACACAGACGGCGGCGCACCGGCCACGTATTACACCCGCTATCAGGTGGCCTTGCAAAGCCTGCCAGGTGCGCTGTTCACGATCGGCGATGAGACGGTCAACTTTGAGTCCGGCGAGGTCTGGTTGATCGACAACAAGAAAGAACATTCCGTCCTCAATAATTCCAGGGATGATCGTATTGTGATGATTGTGGATATCCGGTCATGAGTGAAGTGGTCGGCATTCGTGGTCAACCCGTTGTTGAAAAGGCAGAGCGGCAACCGCTTGTCATCGAGCAGCTTGAAAAGGTACTGGAACGTGCAAGGTCTGGCGACGTTCAAGGCGTGCAGATTTTCACGCTGCATTCGGACGG